CCAGATGGCTTTCCGCCGTCGGCGGCAGATCGCGCAGGGCCTGTTTGTTAGCGGCCACCTGGGTCTTGCTCAATCCATCCGGGTGAACGCCCTCGTCGGCCATTTGATATTCAACATCAAGCTCTTTTAACTTGGCGTTACGAGTGCCGCGAATTTCTTCCAGTCGGTCTTCACGAGCCTTGGGCACCCGCCATGCGTGGGTTCGCAATTCATCAGCGGTGACCTCTACGGCCAGCGTGTCGGCGGCTGGAACAACGGCTTCCTTTGTTACGACCCCATCAGCATCACGTTCGGCGGGGACGGTATTTGCCGCGACTAGTTCCGACAGTATGCCGCTGACTGATCCGGCATCACCCACACAGCTTACCGTGCCGTCAGATGCGTTCAAAATTAGCTCATTCATTTTCTAGTTCTCCAAAACATACAACAGTATTTCTCACTGCATCTCCTAATGTCCCACCATTGTCTCTGACTTTTATATTCACAGAATCCGCCGCAATGATGTTAATACCTGCGTAGCCATCATCCGAGGAATTGCTGACTACGGTGTACCCCGCACTTTTGAATGGTACAGCAAAATTTACTGTATAGTTTCCTGTTGAGTTATCTGTCACGCTTTTGACGTTGTAGCTTGCCGTTATCGAAGGCCCTGTTTGGTCATAAAGCAACCACGCCTTCGCCTTACTAAGATCGACGCCCTTCGGCAAATCACTAGCCAACCCCCGCACCATTTCGTTGACCTGACGCTGGTCAACCGCTGGTGCCGTGACGTAGGCATTGGCGCTGTTCTGTTCAGTCCGCAGGTCGCCCCACAGCTTGCCCTTCTCAGATGAGCCGCTGTTGACCGTGGGCTTGCTGTCCACGACCAGTCCGTCGAACACCGTTATCGCATCAGTCTGGGTAACGAGTACCTTGCTTGTCAGCGGATCGACATTGACATCCAGTACCGCATCAGTCGAACCACTTTGAAGCAGACATTCTGCCGAAGCCACAAAAAGCCCTTTTTCTGAATCGTACATCTGGCGGATTTGCGTGGCGGTTGGGGCGGTGGTTGTAACTCTAATAAGGGCGTATTTTTGGACTGAGGCTGGATTAGAAGTATCGTCGCAAGAAATCCCTATTCTTGTTACCGATGAGGCTATCGTCATGCTTCCTAATCCAGAAGAAGCATCTGTGGCAGCCAAGACCCCATCGATATATATTCGTTGAGCGTCGTTTGTTTGATCGTTTATATAGACCCATTGGTGCCAAACATTAAGCGCTGGGACAACACCGGTATCAAAATTTGCCGTTGTAGACCCGTCATTTACGGAAGCTCTTGGAACACCGCTATTGAACCACAGAGAAGTACCTGCCGTTAATCCTGTGTTACCAATCTCAATCATAACGCCGCTGCCGGTTGCGGCTGACTGTTTAAACCAGCCCATTATAGCATAATCAGCCGTACCAAAATTAAAGTCAGAGTCATTGGCGCGGCCCAAATAATTTGATGTATTAAATCCACTATACCCATTCAACTCCGCACTGGTTTCCACAGCCGCTTCGGTAATCGTTCCCGTCTTCGTCAAAGTATTAGCTTTGTAGCTCCGATCCGTTACATCGGAATTAGCCAGCCATGCGCTACGGATATCAACAGGCAAATAACCCGTGTTATAAGTGCGATTGATCAGCGCACTCATCCCAATACCTTGACCGGACTGAACAGAACTTAATCCATTAACTAGCGACAGCCCATTTGCATCACACAAAGCGCCCAGTGTACTGGAAAAAGAAATTTGCTGATCAGAGCCTAATATTTCAGGGTAGCTTCCCGGCTGACCCATATCGACTTCGCCCCAATCGTCCGCTGTAATACCTGTAATATGCGTTCCGCTACGTTTCATTCGTCCAGCAGCAGTGTCAGGGTAGATAAAGAAGCCATTAAATATGGCGCAGCCCTTCCCACCAACAGTACCGGCTTGGTCATATGAAGTGCCGTCATCTTTGATGATAGCTGAGCAATCTGCACCTGTTCCGTAAACCAGACCGAAAGTCGGGAATGGACCGCCTGTTCGTGGATCATGTGCTGGTTGATCTGATAATCCGGCGCAGACAGATACAACATCGTTATTGGTCAGTGCCGGTGACGTGCTGGTGGACAATGTTTTAGGCCAGCCACTCGTTCGTTCCGCCCATGCACCTGAGTGCGGGTCGATGATGCTGATGCCGTCTTCGCTGCCGACAATGAGGTAGCCCATAGCAGCCGCTATAGAGGTCGGCGTGGCATCACCGCTCAATGTGACTGTTCCAAGCGGGGTGGTGTTGGCTTTGGTCGTTAAATCCCAAATGTTGATTTGCGAATCTGCGCCCGCATCTTCGACGGTCGCCAGCATCAGGCTGGAAAATACCGACGCCTTGCTCCAGAGGCCGCTCCAGGCCATCCCATCAACCGATGGGCCGAATATCACCTGATCAACGAAGGCCGCATTGGCCTCCAGCACACCGCTGAACGCAGCCAGATTTACGCCCGCCGCTGTCAGTTCGGTGCCGTCGAAGGTCAGATCGGCATCACCGGCAAAAGTGTCGGACGAATTATATTGCACCTGAGTGTTGGAACCGCCCGGTGTCCCGCCGCCTGCGCTGGCAAGCTGCGATGTGACCTGGAAGTTGGTGCCGTCATAAACCGCCGTGACTATGGAGCCGGACTCGATGTCTCCGGCCTCTATATCTTGGTCATGCAGCTTCTTCAGCGCCTTGGTGCCCAGGGTATTGACGTTCAGGGTCGAAGCCGTGGTCGATGCGGCTCCCGCCTTGAAGGTAATTTCCTGGCCCGCCGCATAGGCGGTAATCGCCGGTGACAGGGCTATGACATAGGCGTTCGCCGTTCCGGTATCGGTCGCCTGGAAGGCGGGGCCATTGCTCTGGATTTGATTGACCGTGGCCACGTCAGTCTTGGCGGTGCCGTCGGCCACCAGGGTGATCCGGTTGGAACCGATGTCAAGATTGCCGGTCGCCGCATTGGAGCCGCTTTTCTCCAAAGTCGAGTTGATGCCATCGGCCATGTCCTGGTCGTTGGTATCATGGCGCGTGGCCAGTATCTTGGTGCCGTCGTCGCGGTCTTGCGCCCACAGGGTCGCCCCGGTGTTGACACCGTTTGTTCTGGTAAATGATCCACCACTCCAAGGCATAGCTAACTCCCTAGTGCTGCGGCAATCATTCTGCGCCGCTGTTGCTCATTTTCAGCCGCCCGCGTTTCAGCGATACCAGCGCCTGCCCTTGCCCGCAATGGGCCAAGTAAATTAGTAGCCGTGGCCGTGGCTCTGTCGATCTGTGCCCGCTGTTGCGGCAATCGGCTTGCGTGTACTGCAAATTCACTGGGTGGCCCAACGGGCGGCTGTGAAATGCGTCGCGTTAATACTTCCGCCATACGGGCGTTTATTGCTTGCTCGGCGGCCAATGCCGCAGCGGGGTCGCCTCCGACCAGCGGAGAAACCAGTTTACCCACGCCCTTGGCGAGATCGCCGGAAAGAATTGTCTTGAAAGCGCTTTCCGCGTAAGCCTTACCGCGCCCTTTTGCCTCTTGCAGCGCATAAGTCTTGGAGCCTTGATGGAGTTGAGCCTGTAGCTGGATGCCTTGCTCGACTACGTCTAGGCGTCTAAATATCTTCTCCGCTTCATCGCCTAACAGCAGCTTCATCTTATCTCTTGCATCACGCGAGCTTAAATCCCTAGCCACTCTGATGAATTCTTTCATGACGTTTTCGTCAGTAAGCGGGTCTTTCATTGCCCGTGTGACCCGCGCCATCACGTCGTCGATGTGAGTGCGTAACCCCTGCTTGACGAAATCCAGCTCCCGCTGGCCCAAATCCTCTATGGTCGAAAAGAATTCTTGCCGGGTCATGCTTGGCTTGAGCATTACGGAGCCCAGACGAACAGCGTCGCCTTCTTTCATATTCATCGCTGCGATTTTCAGCGCGTCTCTGTAAGCCGGAATGTTATCTTTCAATAAATCGCGGATTTCGCGGCTGGTGTTGAATATATTGCGCCCAAGCTGCGAGACTTTAGGCATTATGGAACCGGCTTCCGTTCGCGTTGTACCCGGCAGATCGCCCAGCACCCGCGTTATATAATCTATCTGGCGCAGATCGGGCAGTTTTTCGAAATTGATTGTCCCGTCATCGGCCACCTTGATGACAATCTGCCCCACCCGTTTCCCCATCATCGAGGAATCGGTACGGATTAGCTCATTGGCTTTCGTAACGGCAACGGCGGGCAAACGCTGCAAAAGACCCAAAATACGCTGACCGTAGGCAGCGGAATAATCTATGGGAGTATTATAAGCGGCCTCATAGAGCTTATCCGGTGACTTTCTGCCGTGGCGTATTTGATGGCGTGTCTTAACGCCTTGCAGCGGCCCTAGCACCGTGTCCAGTTCCTTAGCCAGTTCGGCCCCGACCCGTTCGCCTCTTTGCAATACAGCGTCCCGCGCTTGCGCGGCACCGGGGCCTCCGGTTTCAATGATCTGATCCAGCCTCTTCTGAGCCGCAAGCCCTGCATCCGCCAGCATTGCATCGTCACCCATGCGGGCAATTCTTGTTGCGCCGCCTCCCACCACGGCTTCGTCCGCCGCAATTATGGCCGACGCTTCGTCGAAAACCGCTCTGGACATTCCCGTCTTGCGGGCTTGACTCCATGTCATGCCCGCCTTAATTGCATCAACAGCGCCTCTGAGTACTGGTCCCAAAAGCCCCCCGCCCGCGCCGCCGTAAACGGCCATTTCGCCGCCAGACTCTAACCGGCTTTCAAGATCGTCTTCGCCCATGCCCAAACCATAAAGAAAGCCGCCATACGCGCCCGCTTTTATGCCTTCCCGTGTCGCTCCCAGATAACTGGCTGGCGAGGTCACGCGCAGAACGTCACCGACTTTGCCCAGCGGCGCTATGGCCCTGGCACCCAGCTGACCCAGAACGCGCCAGAGCGGTGAAGTCAGCGCCCCTCCGACCTTGAACGAAATATCCGCGCCGGGATTTTCTTGCATGAATTTGCGGGCTTTGCGGCGCTCCCGAGGGACATACATATTGTAGAGTTCGGTGTAGCTCTTGCCAGGGTCTTTTTGCGCCAGAATATTGGCCAGAGCCGCCCCGCTGGCCACCATCTCATCGCCCAGCTCCAGAGCCGATCCAGCCAACGCGGAACGGGCGCGGGGCACCCAGCCAGCTTCTTCATCGTCCCCGCCCAGGCTGCCGTAAAGGCGGCGGCTTCGCTCGTCTTTACTTTCGCCTTCGATGGGTTGCGCGGCTTTATCACGCAGAAATGCGCCAAAGGCGGTATTCTTGGTGCGCAGAATTTCCCGTTCTTTGTCGTCTATTTGACTATTCAGATGGCCCGACAATGTTAGCACCGCTGCCTTGTCGTTGGCGCGAACCGCGTTCTCAATGGCCCCAATTATGGCAGTTGTATCAGCCATCAGTCTCATTTCTCCAGGTATTGCCGCAAATACTTGTCTACTTCCGTGGTTCCCGTCGCAACGGCTTTCTCACCTTCTATGGTGCCGCCAATTCTAGCGGCCATGTTTTGCGTCAGTTCCTCAGAAATTTCTACGGCCCTTTTTACCCTCTGCCTAAATGTATTCAGGGCACGGATTAAATCCTCCGCAGGCAACCCATGTTTGCCCGCGAACTTAGATGCAATCAGCAACGCCAGCTCTCTTTCACTCACTTGCCCTAGCGCCCCGCCAGTTACCGAAGCCTCTCGCATTTGCTGCAAAGCACTAAAGGCAGCGTAAGCACTTATCTGATCTAGTTTTACCTTTAACACAGAAGCAGGGCTTTCCGGGTCAATAAGCGCCACTGTTCCCCATCGCCCAGTTGCCTTGGGGTCGGCCTTCAACATGGCGATGGCATCATCTACCATCTCGGTCACGGCATCTGCATCGGCCAACATTGTGGCGCGACTGCTTAACAATTTGGGGTATTGTTCTTTGGCTTTTACCAGAGCTTTGCCCGTTGCTACGGCTATTGCCTTCTGCCCCGCTCGTTTAGCTGGACCCGGCACAGGAACAGCCGCCTTTTCAACTCCGGGCGCTCCATCCGCCGCCGCTATACTGCCATCTGGTGGCTTTGGCTGTTTCTCTAATATGGGCGATATTGAATAGCCTGTAACATTACCCGTTTCCTCGTCTATAGTTGGGTTGATTGCCTGTATGTCGCCGTTTGGCGAGACGATGGTCCCCGCACCCGGACCCCCTGTCGCCGATGGATAGAACCTTGGCCCTTTTTCAGTGCCGGGCTTGGTGGCCTTCATCGGATCGCGCAGCAAGCGCAGCGCAGCCACCGCTTCTTCGTTGCCGTCCTGGTACGCTTTAACGATTGCGGCATCAATGGCCGCATTCTGCCTGTCCGTGTATGCAGCTTTGGCCGCCTTGTTGATGGAGGATACGTCACCGGCTATGGCCTGTTTTGTCGTGCCCGCCGTCTTCAAGGTTTCCGTCGGTATATCAACCGCACGGCGGCGGTAGGGCACCCGCATGAACTGGCCTCCCTGTACGTCAAGAGGGGCACCAGTTGTGGGTTGGCGGGCTTCCGTTAAGGCGCTGAATATGTCGCCTTGCGCTAATTGCTGCGCCTCTTCAAGCTCGGTGGCCTCCTGTCCGGCCCATCTTGCACCCAGCGCAGAAGCTAACTGGGTGGCTGCGCCAGCCCAGGGACTGTAGCCATAGGGATTGGACGGTGCTTTCTGTTGCGTCAACGCCCGCGACAACATGGCCCGACGTAATGCCTCAGCCTGTTTGATGCGCGGATTGGCAATAAATGAAACCATTTTACCCCCTCCCCAGGTAGGCTGCGCCAAGGGTAACCGGCACATTGAGCGCCGACGCCTGTCTTTGCTGCGCACCCTGGAAGCGGGCCAGGGCATCTGCCTGTTGCATCCCGGCAATAGCGCCCAAGTCTACAGGCGCTGGCCCCGGAGCCGGGGAAACACGGGGCGGACCAACTGCCGCTGCCTGGGTGAATGGCGTGGTGCCGGTAATCAGCCCCGCCGCTTCCGACAGCGGCAACTGACGTAAGCGGACGGCTTCCGCAATGGCCCGGTCTCTGGCTTCGCGGTCCAGCGCAACTTGTTGCTGGCCTTCTGCGATTTGTTGCTGTCTCTGACGCTGGGCGATATCGTATTCCATGCCGATCTCGCCTAGCTGCTGGCCGCGTCCCGTCAGGATATTGCCCAGAATATTGCTTTGCAGGGTCTGGCCCTGGAAGACCGACTGGCTTGCCAGATCACTCAAGGCATCATCCTTGCCCTGCCGGAACAGGCGGAACTCCTCGTTATAGGCGTCCGAGCCTTCGGGAATGCCGGAATTGATCAGCTGGGTACGCAAGCGCCGTTCGGCCCGGTCAAATTGCGGATTGAGCCGCGAAAGGGCGCGGTTGTAAAATTCATTGGCGGCGTCGGTAGTATAGGCGTCCAGCCCCGCATAAGAGGGCAGCTGATAGCTGGCGGCAGAGGTGTCATAGGTCGGCGTAGCGCCGATGGAGGCGTAATCGAAGCGGGTCGGTTCCGCCTGGAAGCCGGACACATCCAGCGGCCCGGTCGGGACTTGGCCCAGACGACCCGATGCAAGGTCTTGAATACGCCCCTGGATACCGGCTTCGCCCACGCGCAGGCCCTCGTATGGCTGGGCCAGGGTCTGGGTCGCCAGATACTGATCCGGCGCGGTCTCGCGATAGGTCGTGGTCGAATAGGGGGTCACCACATCGGGCCGCGCCAGCCGTGCGCCGACCCTGGCGGTTTCGACGTTCTGTGCCGCCTGTTGCTGGCCGATGGCACCGAAGTCTACGGGCGGCGGCGGTTCCGGGCTGCTGAAAATATCCCTAATGAAGCCCATGACAGTCCAGCTCCTTTCTTAAAAGAACAGCGGTGCGCCGATAGCCCTGCAAGACGCGCTCCCAGCCGGGGCGGCCTATGATCTCGACGCTGTCGAAATCGTGGCTCCGGGCGTAATCGCAGATGTCCTTCTCGATATCCAATAGCTCATCCAGGTCGCCGCCTGCAAGGCCAATCCGTAGTGACTTTCCAAAGGCGCAAGTGACGGCGGCGGAATGCTCACTGATGAAAAGCTGGAAGTCGCCGTTGGCGATACCGTTTTCCACCTCGTTGCGGGAGACGTTTTCAAATGCAACGGTAGCCGGTGCCAGTAAATCCCAGACCTCATTTCTCAGCATCAGAAACCTCCCTGGCCCTGTTCGAAGCGCACGTCGGTTGCCAGCCAGCGTACCGATTGGGCATCGGTCATGGTTCTGAGCCGGACAGCGGCGTTCCAGCCGATCTGACCCACCGACAACCATTCCAGCTGAGTATTGATCGGCCCTGCCCAGGCGGAAACGTCCCAGGTCGCCGTGTCCCATGCAGCCGCATCGGAAGTACCCGTCGATGGCGTCAGAGTGGTGGTGCCGTCACGGTAATCCACATCGAAGCCGATGGAGACGGTCAATTCGCTGTCGGAAGCCATAACCGGGCGGATCGCCGTGTAGCGGTTCGGCCCCGTGCGCCCGCCGAAATATATGAAGGCAGTCTTGGCGGTGGCTTCGATGGCGGTGCCCGCATCATCGGTGCCGGTATCAGCCTTGTGAACCTTGGTATTGCCGCCGAAGTACAGATCGCTGTCGAACACCGCCCAGGTGTAGGCGTTCTGATCGCGGAACCGCGCCCATGCGCCGGTCTCCAGGTTGACCACATACTGAACGAACTCGCCGCCGGTCGAGGCGGGGGCATTGAATAGACCATAGCCGCCACGCGGATACAGCTCACCTTCCCAGCCAAAAGTGGCGCGGTAGCTGACCACGGACTCGTTATAGGTCAGGCTGATCTTGTCGCTGATGGCGCGGTTGGGCGCAGCCTCGCCGGTTCCCAGAACCTGGGTCATGGGCAAGATGCCGTTCTCGGTTATCAGATAGCAGTCGGAGCCGACATTGAGAATGCAGCGGCGGCCAATGGGTCGGCCCACGCGGTAGACGCCAACCAAACTCCACTTGGTCGCATCGGCGGGGTCGGTCCCGGCATACATCGCCATTTCACCCTGGTCGGTCCAGAACAGGGCGTTATCTTCCGGCCCCGCGCCGCCGTCCCGTGTCCAGGTGCCGATGGCCTGAAGCTGGCCGCCCATGCTGAACACGCTGCCCAGATCGAACTCGGCCACGGTCCCGGCCACCGCATTGACCGGCAGAAAGCCAAACGTCAGGGAGTCGTTGAAAACGACAAACAACCGTTCCTTGAAAACCGTCACGCTGACAATATCCGTTGCCGTCACGCCACTCAAAGTAGGGGTGGCCCAGGCTGAACCATTCCAGTGGCGGGGCGCATCGGCACCGTTGCAAATCCACAGAAACGAACCGCCCGCCGTGGTGATGTTAACGGATTCAAATTTCGCATTGCTCAGGCTGGTGATGACGGCAGAACCCACCGACCCGGCGGACGTGACATCGTAGACGGCGGTTCCGCTGGCCGCAAACATGGTGTTGGCGGTGCCGGAATTATAGACCATCAGCGACTGCACGGTGGACGGCAGGCCGGTGACGTGATCCTCATAGCCGTTACGCACCTGAACGTGGGAGCGGGCCGGGAAGAAGTTGTCCAGCCGGATCGCGTCCGTCGGCGGCACCATATCCACGGAGTCGCGGGTGTTCAGGCCGCCCATCGGGGCCGGAACGGTGGCGTTGGCCCCGGTGATGCGCATTGGTGCTAGGCCCATCTCATCATCTCTCTAAGTAAACAACGGGCCAAATGCGGTGACCCCTTCCGTTGGACGGCCCGTCCGCTGCAAGCCGCTGATGATATTGGCAAGTATTCTTCGCCGCGTTTCATCGTCTACATCTGCGAATGTACGCGCCGTTGGCGCTGGCGTTGCATCCGTATCGGTAGCGATGGGCGGCACGATTTCTATATCCGGGGCACCCCCGTCCACTTCGCCCGCATCATCAAACCCGGCTGATTCTTCCGTCCCTATAATTCCCGACAGTGCATCTGCAACGGCTTGCTGTCCTTCCGATAGCGCCTGACCTATCGGGTCAGTGATGGGGCTGAAGAAATCTCCGATGCCAGTGCGGACACCCGCTAGCGCATCGCTCAATGCGCTGACTCCGGGGATGGAGCGCACGCCGGGAATATTCAACAGGCCCTTGTTCTCTGCCAGCCCTGCTATGGTGGCCGCAAATCCGACTGTTCCAGGTAGAAATCCCGCCAGCCCGATCACCGCATTGGTGATGGTCGGGTTGAGCTGGGCGAATACCTGAGAGGCCAATATGCTGGCCTCGGACGGTTGCGGATTGTTGATGGCGTAACCCTGTTGGTCTTGGGCATTCAGGGCGGCAATCATGCCAGCCGTCAGGCCGCTTTTGCGGCCCGCCGCTATATTCTCCTGGGCTACTTCCGAAAGGGCTCCCCAACTAGCTGCTGGGGAAAACCTGCCTTGTGCTAACGAGTTTGTGCCGATGTCAGCGGCTATATTAGCCGCCCCTTGCGCGGTTATGTTTCCCTGATTGTCAACATTACCAGCCGTGGGGTCTTGTCCGGTAGCCGCTACTG